AAGAGAGGGAGGCAAACCATCTCAATTTAATCAAATTACTGATATAGATTTATCTATGTCTAATGTTATTCGTGAATATATTGAACTCATGAATAAGATCGAAGATATGGCTGGGGAATTATCAGGAGTATCAAAAGCTAGAAGGGGACAGATACATCAAAGTTCTTTAGTTGGAAATGTTAGACAAGAGATAACACAATCTTCTCATATAACTGAGCATTTATTTTGGAGACATAATGATATAAAAAAAAGAACTTTAAGATTACTTTTAGATGTAGCTAAATATGCATGGAAAGATTCTGATAGAAAAAAAATAAGTTATATTTTTAACGGCTCTGAAAGAGCTTTTATAGATATAAATGATGATTTTTTATATTCAGATTTTGATGTTTTTGTAACAGATTCATCTAAAGAAAAAGATAAAATAGAAATGTTAGAATCATTATATCAACCAGCTATGCAAAACGGTACCTCTTTATTAGACGTAGCTTCTATAATGACTTCTAATAGTATGTCTGAAATAAAATCTAAATTAAAAGAAATAGAAGATAAACGTAATGAAATGGTAGCTCAACAATCTCAAATGGAACAAGATATGGCAGAAGCAGAAAGAAATCTTAGAGAGAGAGAAATTATACAAAAAGAACAAGATTCTATAAGAAAAGCGCAAACACAACTTCAAATAGCTTCTATGAATCAAAATAATAATGATGGAGATTCAGATGATTCAGAAAAATTAGATTTAGAAATGAAAAAATTAGAATTACAAAAAGAAAAAATTAATAAGGATACTGAATTAAAGAAACGTCAATTAGAAGAAACAGAAAGAAGTAATAAAGCTAAAGAACAAATTAGTAGACAAACTAAAAATAAAACAACAAAATAATGGCAATAGTTAAACCGGGAGGAACTAATAATCCTTTGGAAAGTATGTCAGATAAACGAATATCAGATAAAATACTACAATATTTAAATAAGCAGATACAAGTTGAGGCTATTGCTTCACAGACTTATTTGGCTTTAAGCCAGTGGTGTAAAGATATAGGATATGTTGGATCAGGAAAATGGTTTGAAACACATTCTGACGAAGAAAGAAAACATATGAAATTGGTATATGAATATATATTAGATAGAGATGAATTGCCTGCTACACCAGAAATACCTGCTCCAAAAAAACAAAATTTTTCTACACTATTAGAAGTATTTGAAGCAGCGTATGAACATGAAAAAATGGTTACTAGTACTTATAATAAACTAGTATCTTTATGTAATGAAGAAAAAGATTTCATGACTTTAGAATTTGCTTTATTCTTTCTAAAAGAACAAAAAGAAGAAGAAGCTAAAACTAAAGGATATATAGATGAACTTAAACTTTCTGGAAATGATAAGTATGGAGCATTCTTATTTGATAAAGAAATAATGGATTAAAAAAATAACAACTATGAATAACAAAGATCAATATGGAGATTTTACTGTAATGGATGATTTTGTAAATAATCTTATGGGAGAATCTTCAGGTGGTGTAGAAAGCGGTTCTAGCTTTCCTATAATGGACCCACCTAAAGAAGAAAATAACGACGAAGAAGATGAAGAAGCTGCTTCAGGAGAATTTAAAGATGAAAGATCTATTAAAGAAGAAGAAGTAATTGTTTCTGAAAACGAAGATGAAAAAGAAGAAGAAGATAGTAAGGAAGAACAAGATGATGAAGAAAATATAAATACTTCTGATGATACAGAAAAAGATGAAGACACTCCTGATAAGACAGAAACAGATTCGTTAGGCGATGCTGAGCCAGAAATAACAGCTTATGTTCAAGAAAAACTATTTGATAAATTAGGTTGGGAATTAACAGATGAAGATGTTAAAACAGATATTTCTAGTCTTATAGACTATATGGAACAAATAGTTGAAGCTAATTCTAAACCTTCTTTTGCTACTGAGGAAATTGCTAAATTAAATGATTTTGTAACACAAGGAGGAAAACTATCTGATTATTTTCAAACGAAAGGAGAACTTGATTTAGATGCTATAGATTTAAATATGGAATTTAATCAAAAAGCAATAGTAACAGAGTTCCTAAAAGAAGAAGGGTATAATCAATCTCAAATAGATAAGAAAATAAAAAGATATGATGAATCTGGAATTTTAGAAGAAGAGGCTTTAGAAGCAAAAGATTCGTTATCAAAAATACGTCAGAAAAAAGCAGATAAGCTATTACAAGAACAAAAAGAAATTCAGGACCATACTTTAAAACAACAACAACAGTTTTATAATGACGTATCATCTACTATAGATAAATTAGATAATATTAAGGGCATTAAACCTACTGCTACTCAAAAAAATAAACTCAAAGACGCTTTATTAAAAGTAGATAAAGAAGGTAAAACATTATATCATAAAATGTATAGTGAAGACCCTATAACAAACTTAATTGAGTCTGCTTTTTTTACGCTTAATAAAGATACAATCTTAAAAGATTTAACTAAGAAAGCGGAAAGCAAAGCTACTCAAAATTTAAAAAAGAAATTAGAAACAAAAACAAAACGAGGTAAAAATTCTGGAAGTTATGATGAAGATTATACTTCTAGCAAAGCAGATCATTCTGCTTTAGATACTTTCAGTAATTTTATAAAACCTAGTTAAAATTAATTAAAAGGATATTTAAAATGGCACAAATGCAAAACACACCTCTCAACTCCCTTCAGGTCTATAGGACCAAATATTTCGATGGGCTAGTTGATCAAAATATGATAGCAAATGCCTTGCTTTCAGAGCCTCATAAAGTATCCACAATGCTGTCTTATATCTTTGGTACTACAGACGATCAAAGCCCCCTAAACTTCTTAACTGGTGGACTTGGACGTACTATGACTATTGAACATAATCAGTATGAATGGAAACTAATGATAGAAGCAGACAAACCTGTTACTATCGTAAAGGCTACTTATCAAGGTTCTGCTATTACATCTAATATGACTCCTGGTATAAATAACTCACCAATTCAGATTTGGACTTCAGAGAAGTTTTTTGGACCTGGAGCTATACTAGAATTTGATGATAAAGTTTACCAAGCCCGTGTTATGGGAGAACCTTATCAAGATGGTCATTATTGGGTATACACTGTACAAGTTGCAGACGGTCAACCAGAATCATATATTGCTCCTTCACTATTAAGTTCAGGAAAACAACTAAGTAGGGCAGGTTCAGCTTATGAAGAATACAGTGATGAGGCAGACATCGTTAACTATCAGACTCCTGTTATGTTAAGAAACCACTTAACTACAATGCGTCTTAAGTACGATATTACTGGTTCAGCATATTCTACAGTAATGGTTATAGAAATGCGTGACCCAAAAACTAAAAAAGCTACACGTTATTGGTCAGATTATCAAGAATGGATTGCTTTACGTCAATGGTATAAAACAATAGATTACTATTTGATGTATAGTAAATATAACGCTAATAAACAAGGTGTTGTTAATTTAAAAGGTACTAATGGTAGGCCTATCTTTATTGGGGCTGGATTACTTCAACAGATTGCACCTTCAAACAAACGTACTTATACTACTCTAACTACCGATTTACTAGAAGATTTCTTATTCGATCTATCTTATAATGTAAAAGGTATGGGCGAACGTAAATTCGTTGCTCTTACTGGAGAAATGGGTATGAAAGAATTAGACAGAGTTCTTCGTGCAAAAGCTTCTAGTTATACATTAGTAGATACACACTTTGTTACTGGTTCTGGACAAGACTTAATCTTAGGTGGACAGTTCACTACTTATAAAATGCTTAATGGTATAGTTCTTACCTTAAAACATTTCCCACTTTATGATGACTTGTATCATAACCGTAAACGTCACCCAATTACTGGAAAACCAGTTGAATCATATAGGATGACTTTCTTCCAAGATGGTATGGTTGACGGCGAACCTAATATTGTAAAAGTAGTTCGTAAAGATCGTGAATTCGTAATGTGGCATAAAGCTGGTTCAGTAGCTCCTGGTGCAGGACATGCTAAATCAATCAGTACTATGCGCGCAAGCGGTCGCGATGGTTATGAAGTATTCTTCTTAGGAGAAATGGGAATAATGATGAAAAACCCAACATCTGCTGGAGAACTTATATTAGATGTAGAATAAAAAAAAATTAATG